ATCAGGACCATCAGCTGCGTCAACGACTACGCAGGGTAAGTTACTAGTCGAGCCGATCGCTCCCCCCGCCTCTTCGCATGGCCCTGCTACTGTGCAGGTTGATTCTGCGAATGGACCCAACAAGGGGGGGGTTGCGAGTAGTCGGCGAAAGCACGGACGTGAGCTAGGCACGGCGGTAAACAACCAGCAAAGAGAGTCGGGCCGAGACCGAAGAAACAACTCCAACAAAGCCGAGGACTGGAAAAAGAATGTGGTCTGCCATACCTGCAAGCAGAAGGGACATCTGGCACGAGAGTGCCCGGCCAAGAAGAAATCCAGTCCAGAGCTAGTCGCAGCCGATCTGTCTCGGGAAGCAGATAAGGTGGCCGGAGAGGCTGCCATGGTTGCGGCCCTCGAGTCCGAGCTCAAAGAGTCGGAGAACCAAGCCGAGCGTGCAGAGCGTGCACTAGGCGAGGCCGAGGAGAAGGTGCGAATGCTCGAAGAGGAAGCCACACGCTGGAAGCGCGCGTGTGAGGCTCGAGTCCGTGACTCAATCGAGCATTTTGACATTACCTGGGGTGATGAAACTTGGACACCAACGACGCTAGTGGCGGGAGCAGGTTCTGTAGCTCTCGCTGTTGGCGGTTCTATGTTTGGAACGCGAGGCAAGATGTTGGGTCTTGCCTCGTCTGTCCTCCTTGGTGGCTACGCCTTGACAACGAAGATCGTCTCTCGACGTGTCAAGTTCGATGGCCACTACGGGTACGCCCACGGGGACCTCCGCCCGGACGTCATTGCGACGAAGGAGGTCAAGCACCTACCGCAGTATGGCTGGGTCCTCTACAGTCAGTCCTCGATGTTTAGGACGTACACAACAAGACTTTTGATCTCGTACGAAGTCTTGTCCCAGTTGTGCACTCCCGACATCATGCGCCTTGATCGATCTGTTGAGACGGCAACCTCAGCAATTCTTGGCGCTGTTGGCAGGCTCCCCACTGTCAACTATTCCCGTTACCTGCCCCTGGAAGGTCACGATGTATTGCAGAATACTGCCCTTGTTGCCATTGCGAAATTCTGCAACATGAGAACCCAAGCATCAAAGCTGGATTTTGGGTTCTCCCTCGCCCCACCCAAGTGAAAGTCTTGGCGTACGGGTATCGGGTTGGTGAGGTACCTCTACCTTCACTTGCGGAGATCAAGCGCTCGGCGCGTTTCTCCAACGTCTCGGTGACTGATCTACAGAGACGAGCGCCGGTAAATGTTTCCTTAGGATGCCATGTCCAAGGTTTCATGGAGCCGGAACCCGACCCAAACGATCCAATGACGGTGGCCGCGGGGGTGTGCAAGCGCTTCGCTATTGCACCTCCAGTACCCGACGCTAACAAACTTTTGCGGTTGAAGGCGTTCGTCCGAGGGTTTGTCCGCAAGAACTTCTCCCCACTGCCCTATGACTCTGATGTGTCGGTGGAGACCTGGCTGCAATCGACCAACTATCCTGCCTGGCGAAAGGCGGAGCTTGCAGCCGTGTGGGAGGAGTGCAACGGCATCCTGACGGAAAAGGATTACCAATGCAAATCTTTTGTGAAAGATGAGACCTATCCTGAGTATAAGCATGCTCGCGCCATTAATTCGCGTTCCGACGCGTTTAAATGTGCGGTCGGGCCGGTCTTTAAGCTTATCGAGCAGGTCGTCTTCAAGTACGAATCTTTCATTAAGAAGGTCCCAGTTCATAAGCGGCCCGAGTATATCATGGCCAAGCTCCATAGTGTAGGCTCTAAGTATTTCGCCACGGACTACACTGCCTTCGAGTCTCTGTTCGTCAAAGAGATCATGGAAGCTGTTGAGTTCGAGTTGTATGACTATATGACTTCACTCTTGCCCTGTCATGATGAGTTCATGACTCTATGCCGCGAGGTCCTGGCCGGGGCCAACGTTTGTAAGTTTAAGTACTTCAGCGTGTTTCTAGAGGCCACCCGAATGTCCGGCGAAATGTGCACGTCGCTGGGTAACGGTTTCTCGAACTTGATGTTCATGCTCTTCCTTTGTCAGGAAGTCGGTTCTACCTTCGTAGATGGTGTTGTAGAGGGGGATGATGGTCTATTCGTCATTTCCGGGCCTGCCCCCACGAAGAAAGACTTCGAGAGCATTGGTCTTATAATCAAGTTAGAGGAGCACGTTAGTATCGCAGAAGCGTCTTTCTGTGGTATCATTTTTGACCCGACCGACCGCCAGAATCTCAGGGACCCTAGACGGGTTCTGGCGACGTTCGGATGGACCAGTAAGAACTATGCTGGTTGCAAATCTCGGCGTCATAAAGCGCTGCTTAGGTGCAAAGCCCTCTCGCTCGCCCACCAGTACCTTGGATGTCCAATCGTCCAAGCTTTGGCTCAATATGGCCTAAGAGTCACTGCTGATGTTGGTGCGTACGCTGTCTGGAAAGTCATCAATTCCAAAGGCGTTAACGAGTACCAGAGAGGAGTCCTGATCGATGCTATGTTGAACCCAGTCAAACCTGCCCGGATTGGCGTGGATTCAAGGCTTCTTGTTGAGAGGATGTTTCAGATCCCCGTCGAAGACCAACTCCGATATGAAGCTTATCTTTCAGGACTCTCCACGATCCAGCCGCTGTCAGCTGGAGTCCTGGAGCCCATCTTACCCCAGGTGTGGTCGGATTACTGGACGAAGTACGTCGTGCCAGTCCCCGACTTGCTCTATTATCCCGGCTTTGTCACGCGCTCTTCGTGGCATGTCGATGAGGTCTGCCAAAGGACCGGATGGGATGTGAATGGAGTCTCGACAAGAT